GCTCCATGCTGATGGCGGAATTCATTTCCATGTATTCGCAGATTTCGGACGGCTCTTTAGCTCACGAAAGACTGACATATTCGATGTGGGAGGCCGTCACCCTAACATCAAACCAATTGGAAGAACTCCGGCGAAAGCTTACGACTACGTATGCAAGGATGGAGACGTGGTTGCAGGGGGGCTTGGAAGACCGGGCGGAGATACAGATATCGACCCTGATAATTTCTGGGCTGCGGCGACAGATTGTCAATCTAGCGAGGAATTTCTCCACTTTTGCGATCAACTGGCTCCACGCGATTTCATCCGAGGATTCACCCAGTTCCGAGCATACGCAAGTTGGAAATGGGACCCTGGAGCACTGCCTTACGATCAGCCCACCAATGTTACTTTTGACACGTCAGCGGCTGATGGACTCGACGAGTGGCTCGCTCAGTCTGCTCTTGGATCTGGCCCGTCTCGAGAGAGGTTAGTCCTCCTACGGGGGGCACCCCCATAAATGGGGCCCCCACCCCCTCTTCGTCGTCAGATTTCAAGGATCTCTGCTTGGGGTTTTGCTAACTATGAGTCATAGAAGGAGGTCACTAGTCCTCTTTGGGGAATACGGGTGTGGTAAGACCACCTGGGCCCGCAGTTTAGGCAACCATATTTACTTTGGTTCCCAATGGAGCGGTAAGGTTGCCTTTCGCGGTATGAGTGACGCGAAATATGCTATTTTCGATGATTGGAAGGGGGGTTTGCCGATGTTGCCGGGTTACAAAGACTGGTTGGGATGCCAGTGGCATGTTTCAGTCAGGAAATTGCATCACGATGCAGAGCTGATGGAGTGGGGCCGTCCGTGCATATGGCTATGCAACCGAGACCCACGGATCCTCAACAACGCTAAAGACGATATTGACTGGGCTTGGATGGACCGTGCATGCATTTTCGTTGAGGTAACGGGTAAGCTAGCTACTTTTCATGCCAATACAACTTCGCAGTAGGCTCAAACCTTAACACACTATTTGCAGTACCCCCGACCCTTGGCTGAAAAATGTCTACGACATAATAGTCACCCATGCCTGGTCTACCAGTAGTTGAATACGAGGAATCCACTTTGCCTCCGCCCTGCTCGTCATCGTAGTATACCAAGTTCTGATTCATTGGGTGCCACCTTCGGTAGTTGCGGATCATTCCATCTTCGTTACCTGACGCGATGGTGATGGTTTTGTCGTACTTGATGTTGACGTTCGTAGTATCCGTTGGCGCAGTCATAATGTTGGACCAGTCAACGCCAGCTGCGCCTCGGAAGATATTGCCTTGAATAGCGCCTACTGCGCCATTGCCGTAAGCCGTGTTAACCACACGGACCCACCCTTGATTTGTCTCCAGAGCCAACGTTTGTGACGTTCCAGTGATGACATTGCTGAGTAAAGTACCCTTGAGAGTGAAACAGATGCGACGCCATTGCCACGGCAACCCGTCGTTTGTTGTGATCTCAATGTTCTCCGATAGACCACGCATAAAGCAGGTCTGTGCGGTACGTGTAGAGGTCTCGGTTATTGTTCCCTGAGCAGTCAGGGTCTGGTCGTAGTTGCGTGCAGTGGCACACCAGGGGAAAATGTACTGCTGTGTCGCGGGCATGACTGCGCCGGTCAACGCGTACGTGGTTCCAGCCTGAGGGTTCGCAGCTGTGACGTTTGTATAGCTGCACATGTTATCACACTTCTTTCGTGACGTCAGATTTAGGATCTTCTTCCGAGACATGGATCTTCCAGAGCGAGTACTCCTTCTGTAGGTCCTTCGCCCATACGATGCACGGGCAGACCTTCGTTTGGGAGCAGTTTTTCTGGTGAAGGAACGCTTGCCACGCCTCTTCGTCCGGTAGGGCATCTTGGCGTTTAAGCTGGGGTGGAGTAAATGGGGTGGGGGGCCTGTTTTGTTGGGACATGTTGGGACTCAACGCTGCGCGGTTGGGGGTAACGCTGGTACTTATACCCGGGGGTGTCCCTTGTCCCTTTGTCCTGTGGATAATATTACTTTCCACAGGACTTTCCTATTTGGGATGCCAAGTTTTCACCTCAAGAATCGCCGATATGTCCTCATCACGTACGCCCAATCAGGAGACGACTTCGATTATTGGGCAGTGCTGGACTTGTTTACACAACTTGGAGCGGAGTGTATCATCAGCCGAGAGCTCCATGCTGATGGCGGAATTCATTTCCATGTATTCGCAGATTTCGGACGGCTCTTTAGCTCACGAAAGACTGACATATTCGATGTGGGAGGCCGTCACCCTAACA